TCCTCTAAATACTCCCATAGTAAAATCATCATCAATTCTCGCTTCAATATTTCCTCTTATTAATATCGTACGAGGACTAAAGTTGTAAAATTGTACATAAAACACTGTCATTGGGTTTTCATTTACTGTGGATCCTCCTCTAAAATAACTCGCAAAATTAGGTTGCCAATGTGGTCCTGTTACAACAAACGGGTTATGTTGATCAAATTTTGTATAACCCATGTTCAAATGATATTCCGTGTTGTAAAAATCCATGTCTTGATTTTCAAAGGCTATTGGTTGATTGGCAAAAAATACTTTTCCTTCCCATGAAAGAGGTCGTTCCTCGAATGGTTCATTTTTATCAAAAGCTTTAAAATCTCCTTTTATCATAATTCCTCCTCTGAACATACTAAACATGGGGTTATACCTGGCAGTGATTACATCTATGATCTCATTGTAATCTAATCGATACCAAGCAAATCCTGGAGCTCCTGTTTGATCATTAAAGGGTTCAACAACCAATTGCACGGTCTCGTAAGTCATATCTCTTTTCATCATTTGTGCTAAATCAATTGGGTGATCCGGAAATTGTTTTACTAATGGCTCTACATACACTCCTACTCCTGCACACATCATGGTAGCATTTTCTTGAAAATTTTCATTAACAGTACTAACATACTTGCTGATTGTAATAGCAGTATCCTCATTATCTTCTGCCATACCCGATTGTGGAATAGATTTCATTTTAATGTACTTTTGACTTTTTGTGGTGTTTTGTACATATTCGGGCACTTTAAATTGCGCATTTTCTATTGAAGCAAACGCACTAATAGTTATATTATTGGTGTTTGCTGTTCCTGTTCTTAACGAATTTAATACCACTATGTAAAATTGTCCTGCGCAATCACCTGGATATTCTAACCAATCTAAAAAATGTCTATATGGTATTGAAAATTCAACAGTCTGATTTTCTACTGGATTCAACACCACCCCTCCCATTTGAGTTAACAACAAGTGCATTGATGGCAAAGGTATTGCGGCAGCCGCCATTGAAGGATAAAATCCACATATTAATCTTCCAGCGTAAAAAGGCGATGCTGAGCACGTAATTTTAAATGTGACGCTTTGAAATCTTGAATATGCAGTCACGTCAAAAGGTGTTTTCAATGCTGGTGTTACTAATATATCATTTGGTATATCCCATTTCTTTAGAACTGTGCCTGGTGTAGCCGATGTAGCCCAACTAATTTGTCCTAATGATGTAAATTTAGAAGCTAATTTGGCTAGTGTCCAGTTTTTATCATTCACGTGTCCTTGCGCTCGAAAATCTGCTGGTTTTACTTTCACATTCCCTGTAACCAATTGTTTCTTAATTGGCTCTTCTTTAGATTGTATAAAAGCTCCATTAACTTGCGTTTCTGAGCCTGTTGGATTACTCGTAGTGGCTGGTGGAGCCTCATTTATCACTTTAATGGGTATGTGCTCATCTAATCCTGCTGTTGGATGAGTCGCTTGTACTGACAAAGAATTTTTATCAATACCTGTTATTATTCCTGCTTCATATATTGATTCCATTATTTTCATGTCGTTGTCTAGCTTTTGTTTATCCCCTGTTTTAAATTTCATTTGTTGATAAGGGTGTAATGACGAAAACTTGTCTTGATCTATTTTTGTAGCGTAATCAGGTTGGCTGCCTGGAAAAAATCCGTATCTATGCCATTGCATATTTAATTCTGCAAAGGTCAGAAGCTGCAATTGAGGAGCTTTCCTCAAAAATGCATCTCTTACTTGTTCGAACTTTTCTTCTCCATAGTAGTATAATGCTCTTAATGCCGCATTGGTATTGTCTTCTGTAGCTTTTACTATATCAGCGTTGTTTTTGTTTAATCTTACCCAATAGCACTGTTCGATGGTAGATTCATAATCAGCTAATGGTACGTAAAATCCGTGCATTCTTCCTGTTTTATTCTTCAAAAATTGTATTTCCTTAAAATGTTTACTTTTAGGCATGTCTCCTTTTGATTTATCTGGATCAGTCATAGTTATATTTTTTGAAGCACACCAATCAGCAAATAATTTTCCGTTAAAATAAGGCAACAATGATTCCATTATTTGCTGCCATGTATCATCTCCCCCTCTAATGCCTCTTGTTTTAGTTTTATACACTCTTATACTGCAATCCAATGGTGAAGTCCTTCTAGTTATCGCTAAATATCCTGCTCTGTGTATTATTTCATTCTTATCACAATTTCCATTATAAGTATTTAAGGCTCCTGAAGGTGTTAA